CACGCGCGCCCGGCGCGATCGTAGAAGCCAGGCAGCCCGACCTGCGAGATCTGGTCCATAGCCTTCCGGATCGCCCAGGTGCGGGTCTCCACGCCGGTCGAGACTGCGAGGGCCTGCGTCTCGAGGATCTGCTTCGCCTCGATGAGCTGCGCTTCATTGACCGCGACGCCGATCGTGTTGATATAGGCCTGCCGCGTGCTTTCCAGCATCGTCGTGTTGACCATGTTCATCTTGTCGACCGCCTGCTCCGTGTAGGCCCGTATCATCTCGCGCATGGCCGGCGATGTCGTCGCCGTGGTGCCCGGATCCTGCAGCAGGCCTTCCGCTGCAGCCTCACGCAGCTGCGGATCTATGTCGAGGCAGGCCTTCTCTGAGACCTGCAGGAACGCCTTCCGGATCTCCTCCGGCAGCATTCCGGTATTCTTCGCGATGATCTGCACGCTCTCCTCCGTGAGGGCGCCCAGCTCGCTGAGCTTCTTGATCTCCCAGTACCTGGTCCGCTCCCAGCCGGTGATCTTGAAGTGCTTCGCAATATTGATCAGGAGCTCGTCCACGGTCCGCTGGTAGATAGCCTCGACCGGTTCGGAGATCTCCAGGATGTCCTTCGGCGTCAGCTTTGCCATGGTCTACTCCTTTACTCGATGCCGTTGAAGTCCCGAATGTCGAGCTGCGGCATCGTGATCGTGCTCTCCTGTGCGATCCTCTGCAGCTCCGCCTCCGCGTCCTCTTCGGTGAGGTTCTGGCCGTACTTCGGATCCGTCAGGAAGGTCTTCTTGCTCATCAGGCCAGCGCCCACCAGAGTGATGCCCTCGTTGATGTTGGTCTGTCTGTCCTGGGTGATCCCGTCGTCCATGGAGATCTTCGTCTCGTAGCCTCTGGATGCGAGAGCAGCGACGCTCGCGCCGTCTTCCGTCCTCATATCGTAGAGGGCTGCGACGCTGATGATCGAATCCACCAGCCTCTCGATCGCGGGCTGGATCTGGTTCTGGAAGTTTTTCACGGTCTTGTAGGTCTTCGAGTTCTCGCTGACGACCTCCGTGGCCGTCTTCAGGCCGCTGGAAGCGTCGAAGCTGAAAGTCCCCGCGGAGAGCCCCACCTGCAGGCAGAAGATGTTCAGGAAGGCGTTGAGCGCGCCCACGTGCTCCTCCACGCGGAGGGCGACGCTGTTGTCCTGGATCTTCAGGCTGTCCGGATCGTCGGTGCTGAGAGCTTCATAAGTCTCATCCGTCGCGTCGAAGTATCTGACCTGCTGGCCGGTGACCGGATCAGTCACCCGCTTGATCATCCTCGCCGGGACGATGATCCTCTTCTTACCCAGCCGGAACTCGCGCACGAAGCTGTCGAAGACCACGTCGATCGCGTGCAGCGTCTCCATGGCGTTGCCGTAGATCGAGACGCCCAGCGGGCTGTTGTCGTCGATGTTGTTGGCGACAGGTGTGCGGAAGTAAGAGAAGAGGGACTTCTCCACCTCCATGGTCGTTTCCTCGTTCAGGAACGGATAGATCTCCGCCAGCGGATAACGGAAGCCCAGGATGTCCTGCTCCTGACCGTCTCCGCCCTTCTTCATCTCTGAGCGGTAGAGCTCGTTCCGGACGACGTAGGTCGTGCCGTCCCACTCATGCCACTCGAGGCGCGTGTAGTAGTAGCCGCCCTTTGCCTTCCGGCTGATGAAGATGCCCTCGCTGACCTCGGCGTTGTCCCAGCTGATCGGGACGAACTGGTCCGCCATCGCGTAGCCGATCCGGATCTTCCCTGTGCCCGGGATCACGTTCCCGAGCCTGTCGTGCTTCTCCTCATACCAGACCTTCAGAGCCTCGCCGCCGAGGGCCGCAGCCTGCTCGATCGCCTCGCCCATCTTCGTGTTGAAGTTGTTCTGCCGCAGGACGTCCTGGACGAAGGCCTCCAGAGGATCGTCGTCGCCCTCGTGACCTGTCATGGAGACGCTGACATCGCACTGGTCCGTCCAGACCATGCCAGCCAGCTCCGCGCAGACCGCCTTCGCGAGGCTCAGGTATGCCATGTTCCTCTTGGCGTTCGGGTCCGCGATCGTTGGTGCGGCGATCACGTGCCAGGGCTTGTAAAAGCCTTTGTAGATATACTTCCACGGGAAGATCCCGAAGTTGTAGAACTGATTGAAGGCCGGGACGCCTTCCAGATCGAATACGCTCTTAAATTCTTTAGCCGCGCCCGTGGACGCTCCCAGTCTCTGCATAAATGCTTTTAACTCCTTAATCATCACCAGTACCCGTAGTTCTTCGCGAAGTAGTTATGCCCGTACCTCATCTCGTCCATCGCATGGTTATAGGCGTCGACCGGGTTCCCGTTGTCGTCGACGCAATAGAGGCCCAGCTCTTTGATGGCCGCCTCCACGCCAAAGCGCGGATCGTCCACCAGGAAGAAGCGGCCGTCGTTGATGCTGTTCTGCAGCTCCTCGATGCCGACGCGGATCCCTTTGCTGGTGCCCTTTATGTCGTGGCCGTTGTTGTCGGCCCTCGTTGCCGTCTGCCCGAGCTTTTCGATCTCGAGCCTGAGCGCTTTGCACGCCGGGTCGATCATGATCCCGGTCTCGCGCATCCCGGTCTTCTGCCTCATTGCCGGGATGAACTCGCCGACGATGTGGCGCGCCTGGTCGCTCATGGCCATCTGACCGCCGTCGTAGTACCAGTTCCCGACGCGGAGCAGCCTGTAGCCCCTCTGCGGCGTCATGCAGACCAGATAGCAGCCGATGCTGGTCGCGTCTGTCGCTCCGCCGTCTCCTGCGAAGTACATCTCGATCGGGATCAGCTCCTCCTTGCTCGGGATTTCCCGGAGGATGTGCTTGCTGACGTCGAACATCCAATAGATCACGCCCTGCGGTATGCAGCGCTCGCCCAGCCAGTCCCGCTTCCACAGGAATGGGCTCTTCGAGCACGCGGCCTTAATCTCCTCGCGCCGCTTCGGCGTGATGATCGGGTTGTCCTCGACCGTCCAGTGGGTGAAGCTGCAGTCCTGGATCTCGAGGACCTCTTTGATCACCGGATCCTGCGGAGGTGGCGGGTTGAGGTCTGCGATGTGCCAGCGGTCCTGCGCTGCGTAGGTACGCCGCAGGCACTCCTGGATCATGTTCATGTGCAGGAGATTGATCTCGCAGAAATAAACAGACCCCAGGCTCATGCCGGTGATCGCTTTGTGGCTGTCCGCTTTGCCGCCGCCCTTCCAGTAGACCTTCCGGACGCTCCTCTCGGATCCGAAGCGACTCTGCGGCAGCGTGATCAGCAGATGCGCGCCTTCGTCGTCGTGCGAGGGTTTAACGTATCCGGAAAAATTGTGCAGCAGGCCGAAGCCGTCCCCGTCAATGACCAGCCGGTACGCCTGCTCCGCGCTGTATGCCGTGACCAGGTGGTTTGTGTCCCGGCTCGGGATCAGGTGCCGTGTGAAGCGTGCGATCCCTGCCGTCGTCTTCCCGGATCGCGGCGTGCCTTCCAGCCAGTCGATCGTATGATCGAACGGCTGCATGATCAGCCGCGCCTGCTTCGGGCTCCACTCGACTTTGCCGCTCATGTCTTCCCGCCCTTCTGCTCGAGCTCCAGGATGGACTCCAGAACGCCATTCGACGGGCCGAGGGCCACGTCATTCTTCTCACGCCACTGGTCGGGCTTCCGGTTCTTCAGCCAGAAGATCTGCGCCGTGACCTGCGCCGGATAGTGCTGCTCCTCCTCGACCATCTTCCAGGTCTCAGACTCGCAGACCTTCCTGCCCGTCTCCGGGTCGTAGTCGATCTGCTTCACCTTGACCGGCTTCCGGACCTTCACGGTGTAGCCGCAGGCGCTCTTATAAAGTGCGTTCTCGACGATCCGGTCTGCAGAGTCCTTCCCGATCCGGAGCGCCTCCGCGATCTCCGGGAACTTTTTCTTCCACTCGCGGATCGATGTATACCCGACCCGCATATTCTTGGCTATGTCTTTATCGGTCAGGCCATCGCGTGCCCAGCCCTGGATCCGCAGCAGGCCCTCCTCGGTCAGCCACTGATCAAACTTAGCTGCCACGCTCTCGCCTCCGTTTCTTTACTAAGATAGGGGCCCCGCTTTATGAGGCCCCAGCCCATAGGAGAACAAAACAAAAGCGGAAGGCCTCACTCCTTCCGCTGCTTTGTCACAATACCATCATAACATATATAAAATTCTCATTTTTCCTGACTTTTGAGATCTTTCGCCAGCAGGACCCGCAGGTTCTGGATCGCGTCCTTCCTGATCCGGTAGACGCTGGAGAGGCTCAGGTGCTGCGCGTCCGCGATCGCGTGCATGGGACGGCGCGCCAGGAAGAAGGCCACGAGGATGTCACGCTGGTCCTCGTTGTCGAGGAGCTCGATCTCCCTCCGGATCTGAACGAACGCGGTCGCCTTCCTGCGCTGCAGCGCCTGCAGCTTCTTCTCCATGTCGAGGACCTCGCCGGCGATGTCTCCCATCCTGTCGCCCGGAGAAGTCTGCACGACGTCCTTGTCGTACGTGATCGCCTTCGGCAGCAGGCAGCTCTGCAGCTCGTCGTGCTCCAGCTGCGCGATCCAGATCCTGCGGTTGATCCGGCGGACCAGCATCAGGTGCTCATACATCTCTGCATACGTTGGCATATCAATCACCTCCTAAGCTGCGAACAATCGCTCTCTCTCTCTCTCTCTGATAGCGTCCACCTCTGAGCGGCGGCTCGTTCGGCGGCGGCTCGTTCGGCGGCGGCTCGTTCGGCGGCGGCTCGTTCACTGAGAAGGTATCCCTTCCCGAAGATCGCCTTGCCGGCTTCCTTCTGCGCATCCAGCGCGTCGATCTGGATGCTGTCCATGACCGGGAGCCTGAAGTCCACGCCGTACTTGGACCAGCGCGCGACCATCGCGGACGTGATCACCTCGTCCGGGTAGCTGTACTTCGGCAGCTCTTTGTGCAAGGCCTTCTGCGTCTCGTCACTCGCGTCCTGAACGGCCTTGTTCAGTTCCGGAGCCGTGCGGACCCTCAGCATCGGGTCCTCCAGATTCGTCAGGAACGACGTGTTCACGCTCGCGCCGTTCTCATAGACGACCGAAGCCCCGGTAGGGATGGCGCAGCAGGTCGAGGAGCTGGAAGAAAAGAGCGTCAGCGTCGGAGCAAAAAGGAAGAACCGGATCCCGTGGTCGTTGTACCAGTTGAGGATCTGCGCCATGATCGAGAAGGGAGGGTTGTCGACTACGACGGCGTCCTTCGCGTACTTCTCCTTCTGGTAGTCCCCGCCAGGATAGAAGGGCCGCACGAAGCGCGAGCGGTCTACGCCGTACTCTTTGGCGACCCACTCCGCCACGGCCTCGTATACCAGGTCCGGCGTGTAGCAGTCGTCGGTCGTCTTCT